TAAAAAATAATTTGGAGCTGATATTACCCCATTGGATACAGACTTAGATATTTCAGTTAAGTCAAATTGAACCACTATACGAGATGAATTAACAACAGCTCCGGTATCACTAACATCTTTTCTAATTTCTAATATCTCATCCAATCCAGCATTTAAACTACCACTAGCTTGATATAAAGTTGAATCTTTGTCTGCGAATGTAAAAAAGTGCATCTATCTACTCCTGTATGCCTAGGTTGTCACCAAGAACCTTACCTCTAATATCAGAGTTGGGGTATTTAACTTCAAAAATACTCGGATCAAGTGATGGATATAAAACACCTTCTTTTAAAGCAGAGTTTATATCAAAAAAATTACCAGAGTAACCTTCTGCTACACTATATTTGTTTTGAATAACTATAGGTAGATTTTTTGGATTGTTTTCAGTAGGTGGGGTAATTGTAGCTACACCATCTACTAATGATATTTCATAAACTAAATCAGATACAACTATAGGTTGTCCAATTTGCCAATTGTCAATATTAAAAAAGTCTTGTATAACATTAACACATCTTAAAAGAACATCTTGCTTATTGAATCCAGCTTTAGTTAATATTGCAAAAGTAACTCCTATATTAATTACATACGCGTCCTTAATGTTTATGGCATCGGTGACCATTCTATATTGAGATAGATATGTTTTTAAATTTTTCTTGACGGTGTCACTTAATGTAGTTAAATTTTTATTGGAATCATATCCTAAAGTATACATATTCATAGCAAGAGGATTTGGTATTCTACCAGCCTGTAATGATAAAACAGTTGAACCAATGTCATTTTCAGTTATCGTTCTTTCTAATTCACCCACAGCAGAAGATTTATTCAATTGGTCATCTCCTACAAAGTGAACTTTAGATACTGAACCATATTTTGCTGGTAGGGAATACGCTCTAACAATGTAATCTTCTTTTGTAACTGCTCTTTGTTGTGATTGAAAATATGCTAAAGCACTTTCACGAACCTCTCTAACAGTTTGACCAGCAGAACCACCCTTTGCTGGCAATGGGTTAGAAAATGCAACAGAATTTTTTGAGTCTTGAACCAATGTAGCTGACAATAAAGAATCATTTATTACCAAACTAATATCTGATATATCCGTAACATCTTCTGAATTTACATTATCATCTAATCCACCACCATAAGCGTATTGTATAGTGAGTGTTGTATTAGATGGTGCTAATCCAAATGTTCTTGTTTTAAGAAAGTTACTTGGATCAAACGCTTCATTTAGATACGTTGGACTACCAGGTAAACTAGAACCAACACTAGTTGGATTAGGTATAACTTCTTCATCGGGATTATCAGATATACCAGCACCAAATCGCATAACAACTTTATCATTTTCATCTATAAAAGTCGTGAACCTACGAGATGTCTTTTTTAATTTTAAAATATATGAAGCGGTTTTACCATCTATTGCCGAGGCCGGATCATTATCTACATTGTTTTCCATATCTTCAAATATAGTATCTCTTGCCAATGAATCTACTTCATACCATTTATTACCATCACTATCTGTACATGATAATATTTCTATAACATTTGAGTTAGATAATTTTATCTGTGAGTACTTTTCTGCAGAATTAAAATCAAAAAACTCTTCTGTTATTTCACCACTTTGAGCCTTAACTTGTTTTCTTAATAAAAATTTAGTTGGAGCTCCACTATCAGTTTCAAATATAGTTTGCTCTACTTGATTGGATAAATCTGAAGATTTAAAATTACAATCTTCTAAAGTACGAAATGTAGTTCCATTGGAAGTTGCTTGTACCAAAGCTCCAGCATTTACAGTAAGAGCATATCTATAATCTGCTTCATTATTTAAAGCAGGAACAGTTTGAAATACATCCAATGTTACTTCAGCTGCAGAAGTAGTTCTTGGTTTATACCCAAATGATTGAGCTATATTATAAACATTTTGTTTCTCTTCTGCATATGCTAATAATGATTCTTTAAATTGTGAATCTATGTAATATGAGAGAACATCACCGACATAAGCAGCCATCTCAATGAACATCATACCAGGTGATGCTTCATTAAAGTCATTATATGTATTTGGAAAATATTGTTTAGCAAATTCAACTAAATTTGCTCTAAAATCATTAAAGTCTTTATTGAGATAATTTACTGTTTTTACTACATCTTTTTTTATTGTTGTACGAGCCATTTTAATTTCCTATTAATAATCAGTTGTCTCACCCGGTATTGTGCCAACATTTATCGTTAATGATTCAGTTGCCATTGAATCTAAATTAGTAGCATATGTCATTTTAACATATATTTGATTTGAATTAACTTCATCTGTTAGTACATCGACATTTTTTATTGCAATATAAGGTAACCATAATGATGTTGCTCGCCTTATTTCAGTTTCAATTTGTACTGGTAATGAATTATCATTTAATTCAAAACAAATAGCTCTTAATCTACTACCGAACTCAGGTTGTCCTACTCTTTCACCTGGGTAAGTTAGTAATAAATTTTTTAAGTTGTGAGCGGCCTGTTGTAATGAATTTTTAGTTAATGCAAAATCATTATTATTATCCGCTTTTAATGGAAATGATAGTCCAACATATTTTCTTGGGTCAAGGTCAATTTCCTTTGCACTTTCAGCCATCTATAACGGCCCCCCTTTTTTCTTATCTAATGCTTTCATTAAACCACTATAATCTCTTGTTAAAGCATTTGTTACAAATTCTGGTACTTGGTCTACTGTTTTACCAGCCTTCTGTATTGTATCTACAGCAACCATGTCTCTTTTCATATCAGCCGTTCCTACTGCTGAGTTTCCATATCCTAACATTTCAGACATTCTTGAACTATCAAAAGCACTACCACCTAAAGTTGGATATTCATCTGATTGTGATTGTTTTTTACTAAGTCCAATAGTTTCATTTAAAACATCATTTAAAGATTTATTTTTAGTGTATGCAATATCTTCTTTTGGTTCTAAAACTGCTGGGATAACATCGGTTAATTTGGGTGAAGCTTCTTCCTTTATAAATATCTTTTTAACTTCTTTTTTCACTTCTTTACGAACTACTTCTGTTATTATTTTCATAAATTGTTTCTTATTCATGATAACTCCTATACTGTTTTTACGTTTTTACTTAACATTGGACTTGTATTTATTTTTGATTTTAGTCTTACTTTTAAAGCTGCAGCATTTCCAACCACAGTTAATCCTGCAGCTGATCCAATTGGGCCAGTAGGTGCACCAACAATCTTTGCAACTTCTGTACCAACACCACTAATCTCACTTACTATCATATCTATTACTTCATCTAAAAATGTTTTCAAGTCATCTCCTCTAACTACTGGTTGTAATTCAGCTGTTTCTATACTTCCTAATTTAATATCTGGTTTACCTTCTGTTGATATTATATTAAAAACTGGAGTGGTTATGTTTATATCATTTACTGCTCTGAGTTTTATATTACTTCTACCACTAATAAATATTCCATTTGATTTTATTAGTATTTTTTTACCAGTAATTTGTTCTCCATCAAACTTTTCTTCATCAGAATCTGAAGTATAGGGTAATCCATTTTCTAATAAATAAATAGATGAACCATCTCTTTCTACACTTTCCTTTACTGGTAATCCAGGGTTTTCAGGTTTATTAGATTGACCAACTCGTATTTTAATATTTGGTGAATTATCATCGTGATTACATCCTAGTTTAATCGAATTACCAAATCTACCTTCGTGAACTATCTCACCCTCATGCACTTCAACTCGTCTAATATCTTTTCTTTCAAAGGTATCACCATACTTAGTATTGTCGTTATATACACCAGTAACACCAGGTATAGAATTTTCATTTGGTGAATTTTTTTTGTTTATTGTACTTGTATAGTAATGCTGACCTTGATATTCTATTACAACAACATGCTCACCTATTAATGGTATATGTGTAATATTTGGCATTAATGGTTTTACAATACCACTTTTTCCCTTTACCTTTTGGTTTTTTTGGTTTATAAAAATACCTGTAATACCACCATAATTAATCTCATCATTTTTTACAATTCCAGTAACCTCAAAGGCTTCAGACTCATGATAATCAACTCTACTTGCATTAATTAATTGTTTTACATATTTACCTACTTTAGAAAATGTAACAGGTTCACCTGGTAACGGAACACTCAATTCATTTTTTTTCTCGTACCAACCCATTTAGTCTACCTTGTTTTCTATTCTATTATGTATATTATCAGATTCCGTTTGTATATCTTTTATGGTATCTTCTATACCACTAAGTAATTGTTGTTTCTCTTCATCTGATAACCCATACTCATCTTCAGCTCCAATCTTACCTTCAGCTGAAATAAGTCTTTGTACAATACCAGCCATCTTAACAAGTTGATCATCGTTCTTTACATTTATTTCAAGATACTCTTTTATCATTGGTACTATCTGTACTGCGGTATCTCCATCCTTAATAAATTGAACAAGTTCTTTTGTTAAGACATCTAATTGTTTTCTATTATATTCTGTGTTTTTGTAAATATCCTCGAAAAGTGATGATAGTGATTTACCTTCAAAGATTTCGTAGTCTATGCTCATTACTCACCTAAATGTTTTGATTCATATATAAATATACAATAACCTAAAAATACTGATATATAAATATATATCAAACTTATTTATGTAATACACTTATAATTAT